ATGAGGAAGTATTCCCTCACTCAGTTGGTCGAGATGATCCGCAAGGGCGGTGGCGATATTGAGATCACAGACCTGTCCAAGGACGAAGTGGCCCTGCGCCGTGCGGATTCGGTCCGCGATGTGTATCTCAATCGTGATGGCGTCTTGACTTTCAAGGGTCATGACGGTCGAGTGAAGGTCTGGCACTTGTCCGACCATCTCGGTATGGCTGCTCTGCGTGCGATCAACAGTTTGAACTATGTTTCACGTGAAACCGATTGATCGTCGCATCGCCCGGGCCCTGTTTTCTGATGAGGACTGGGCCCGGGCGGACGTTTTCGAGCGCGGGCGTTTTATTCAGGTCGTGTGGCATGCGGCCCAGCACCTCCTGCCTCTGTGCCGTGAGGATGATGCGTGGATTCGTATGGCGTGGTATCGGTGGCGTGCGGGTCGGTTGATCCGGGACTGTGTCCCTCTTCACAGGATTTAGGGTTGACACGGCCCGCAAGGTCTGCCATTATTAATGCATCGAGAACGGGGCAGGCGCCTCGAGGAAGGAAGGGCATGATGGGCACCATCACCAAGGACGATGTGATTCGTGAGGGTAATATCAAGGTGGTCCTCCCGTGGGACGGCCGTGTGGGCGAACTCTGGCTCGAGCGCATGGGCGCCGATGGGCCCGTGTTCGGACTCGCAGGGAAGAACCGCGATGGTCTTGGCTTCAAGTTCACTTCGGACTGGTACTACATCACCAGTCGGGACGTGTACGGCGGTCGCCCCATCCGCCGTGCGCCCAAGAACGTTGAAGTCGGAGATCTCGTCTGAGCGGTTCGGCCGGGGTGCCCCGGCCATCTCGAAAGGACTCACCATGTGGTTCAACTATGTTACGTATGACACGATGCTCAATCCGACTAAACGTTCTGTCTATTGCGAGGACGGTAATTTCGATAATTCGGGCGAACCCCACACACGTCAGTGTGTGATTGCGGACTATCTTCTCTCTGTGGATACGGATGATCGAGGATGCGGCATTATGATTGAGGATTGCCGCAACAATGACATTATGATTCATATGACACGCAATGAATTCACCGATATGAGACGAGCATTCCTCGAAGGCCTGAACATGGTTTATAGACTTCTCGACCCCCACTTCGTGGTCGCAGTCGAGATGGTGCTCCTTCGGGAGCACGAACAACTCACGCTCATCTGAACGAGAAAGGAACAGGAAATGAGCACTGACATGATCATCAACGAGACGGATGGCAAGACTCTCTCTCCCGCGCAGATTGCTGCGACTGTGACGGCGTCGACTGAGGCGCAGTCCATCTGGGCGGCGACGGCCGATAAGCCGCTGACCATGGATATCTCGCAGGTCTTCGAGGAGACCGTTGAGCAGACGACGGATGACGGTGAGGTGGTTGTGCGCGACCGTGTGGTCATCATCACGCCTACGGGCGCTGCGTATTCGACGTCGGCCCAGGCGGCGATCGCGGCTCTGGTTCGCGTTCACAAGATGGCCGGGTCTTTCGAGGGGTTCTTGTTCACGTTCCAGAGGCGCACTGCCCGGTCGGGGCGGCAGTTCCTGTCCGTGTCTGTGAGTGTCAAGGATTGAGATTGGAGGTGTGACGGGCGGCCCGGCTTCGGCCGGGCCGCCCGTCGTCCGTCATGGTGAGTGAGAGTCTTGCGGCCCTTCGGGCACAGGTTGATTATGAGACGCGTCGTGCTGCGCGGAAGATCCATCGGATTGCGACGGGGCGTTTCAATCCGCTTCCGGATGATGGTGATCCGCGGCAGCTCGTGGATATTTCGGGCACGAAGTTCGATCCGAGGCCGTCCATGGCGTCGGGTCGGATGACGACGCGGCAGGCGGAAAAGGCTTTGGAGCGCCTGCGCGAGTTCAATAACAGTAAGTCTGTTGGCTATTACGCGGATTCGAAGGGGAATCCGATTTCGCGCAGGTCTTTGGCGCGGTCGCGGGCGATGGTGCGCCGCGGCAATGAGCAGAAGCAAAGATATTTCGAGGCTGTGAAAGACGTCCCCATGCCTTGGACGGGTGATTTCAAGGCGGAGGAGTATATGGCGGCCTTCCATCCCAAGCACACTTTTATGCGGGGTGAGGCTTTCGAGATCCTTCCTGAGGCGCGGATGCCCGTATCCTATCAGTATACTTCTCAGGAAGCTATTGATATTATTATCAAGGACAGGGGGAAGAAACTGACGGTCTCCTATCAGCGGGCGCGAGTGCAGGGCCTACGGGAGAATATTCATGCGATGCTTGAAAGGATTGGCGACGATGGTGTTATTCGCCAGTCCATTGATAAACTCAATAATGATCAATTGTGGTTCCTCGCTGCCGTTGATCGGGGATTCATGAATTCGCTCAAAGATATGTACATTCGCGCGCAATATGGCGCCTCAATAGGGGAGATGCTGGAAGATGACACCGTCTTCGCCACGCGGTACGAGTCGGTTCTCGAAACGGCGGACGCGGCGTCGGGGCTCAACATCCCGTCCTATATTGGTTGCTGACTTCGAGACGACGACCGATCCTGAGGACTGTCGGGTATGGCTGTGGCATTATGTGAATATTCGGGATGAGGCCGACTCTGGTCTGGGGGTTCATCTAGATGATTTCATGAATGATATTCTGTGCCGCGATGTTGAGATCTACTTCCATAATCTTGCTTTTGACGGGAGTTTTGTTCTCGATTGGTTGTTCCGCAATAGGTTCACCTATTCGGAGGAGAAATTGGAGGACGAACAGTTCTCAACTGTCATTTCGCGGGAATCCAAATTCTACCGTATTGATATTCAGAATGACGGTCATAGAATTACACTCAAGGATTCTCTTAAGAAAATTCCATTGCCAGTCGCCGCGATCGGCCCGGCCTTCGGGCTCGAGGTGACCAAGGGCGAGATCGACTACGCGGCGCCCCGGCCCGTCGGCTACAGCCCGACGGACGCTGAGATCGACTACGTGGTGCGCGACTGCGAGGTCGTCGCAGGGGCGCTGCGCCAGGTGCTGGACGCGGGGATGACGAGACTCACTGTTGGCGCCGATTCTCTGGCCGAGTACAAGGAATTGAATAAGACTTGGCAGACGTCCTTCCCCGTTTACACCTCCGATTTGGACGATGAGGTCCGCAGGGCTTATCGTGGCGGTTTCACGTACGCGGACACGCGCACGGTGCGCACCGTGGTCCGCGGTGGGAGTGTGTATGATGTCAATTCCTTGTATCCGTCCGTGATGCGATATAAGCGTCTGCCGTACGGCGAGCCGCGGCGCGCGGGCGGCGATCCGTGCACGGATGATCTTTTCATCTGCAACATCACTTTCACCGCCGAATTGAAGCCGAACCATATTCCGTGCATTCAGATCAAGCGCTCTTTCCGCCAGTCCGATACCGAGTATCTGAGGAGTGTGCCCGAGCCCGAGACGCTCACGATCACGAGCGTGGATCTCGCATTGTGGCAGGAGCACTATGATATGAAGATTCTTGATTGGGGCGATTCTTTTGTTTTCGATTCGAGTACGGGGTTCTTCGACGAGTACATTGATAAATGGATGGAAGTGAAAGCGTCGCACACGGGCGGCATGCGCACGATCGCGAAACTTCACCTCAATTCGCTTTACGGCAAATTCGCCACCAACACTGACGTGACTCGGCGCTACCCGGTCTTCTCCGGTGACCGGGTGAAACTCTGCATCGGCTCCACCGAGATGCGCGATCCCGTGTACACGCCGATGGGTGTTTTCATCACGGCGTGGGCCCGGGATACGACGATTCGCGCCGCTCAGAAGAATTATGACAGATTTCTTTACGCCGATACGGATTCGATCCACCTGCGAGGCACTGAGCCGCCCGTGGGGATCGACGTGCATCCCACGGGGCTGGGCGCGTGGAAGCATGAGGGGGATTTCATTGAGGGCGTCTACGTGCGGGCCAAGCAGTACTCGGAGAGGATGGTGGACGGTACGGTTTCCACGCACATTGCGGGCCTGCCGCGCTCATTGGCGGCGGCCGTCGAGCCCGAGGATCTGTTGCGGCCCAGGGTTTTCCATGGTAAACTTGTTCCTGCAAGGGTTCCCGGCGGCGTTGTGTTGCAGGAGACGACTTTCAATCTCAGATAGGAGAATGAGATGTCAGACGATGAGATCAAGTATCGTAGCGTTGGAGCGAATATCCCGCCCGACCTTTTCAAGGTCGTGACCGATAAGCGCTGGGAGAAGCACATGACCATCACCGAGGTGGTTCGGGAGGCGCTTTCAGATTGGGTGGATAAGCCGTGATACCGTCGGTCGCACGGATGATTGGATAATGAAATGCACGGCGTGATTGCCGCATTATTCATTTGATCTGCATAATCCATTCGTGCGATTGCGGAATATCGCGAACCGGTGTAGCCTGGCTCTGTTAGAGCCAGGCTGCACTATTTGGAGGGCCATATGGACCTTGAAAGCATTATCGGTCGTTTACAGGCCGGGGGGGATGAGACGGTCTACGACGACCTGTCCTCCCTTTATTCGGGAGTTTCTGAGCGCGCCGATTCTGCGGACGCGAAGATCGAGTCGCTCACGGCGGAATTGACGGCGGCGAATGAAGCCATTTCCACGCTCAAGGCTCATAACTACGATCTGCTCATGCAGATCGAGAAGTCCACTCCTCGCGACGGCGACGGCGACGGCGACGTGGATGTGGACGGGGACGGGGATGAGGATGAGGATGACTCCGACGGCCCCGGCATTGACGAACTGTATTCTGACGATGACAATGATGAGGAGAATGAGTAATGGCTCGCAATAAGGGCATTATCCGCCCCAAGACCAATGCCCAGATCCTTGACGCGATCCGCGTCTCAGGGACGGGCGAGTATCAGAGGCGGATTCCGTCCGCCACCAAGGGGAGTATTTCCGAGACCATCGCGGCGCTCAATAAATACACGCCGCAGCGCAATGAGTTCCTCGATGCGCTCATCAATCGGATCGGCAGTGTCATCGTCCGGGATATCTCCTGGTCGAATCCTCTGGCGGCCTTCAAGCGAGGACTGCTCGATTTCGGGGATACTATCGAGGAGGTCCAGACCGACATCATCAAGTCGCGCACATATTCCGCCCAGCGCGATTACCTTGAGGGTGAGATCTTCGGGACGCACGGGATCGACGTCGCCAGTCAGTTCCACACGGTGAATCGCCAGGAGTATTACCCCGTCACGGTGAATGATGCGCAGTTGCGGCGCGCTTTCCTTGATGAGGCCAACGGGCTCTCCCAGCTGCTCACCAACATTATGAACGCTGCACAGACGTCTGATCAGTATGATGAGTTCCTGGCGACGTGCTCGCTTTTCCGCGAGTACGATAATAATGGCGGATTCTTCAAGGTCAACGTCCCGGATATTGTTAAGCAAACGAGCACTGAGGCGGATTCGAAGGCGGCACTGCGGCGGATCATCGCGTGCGCAGGGAATATGCGCTTTCCGAGTACCACGTACAATGCGGCGCACCTGCATTCCTTCGCCAATCCGGAGGACCTCGTGCTTTTCACGACGCCTGAGTTTCAGGCGGCTGTGGACGTCATGGCGCTGGCGGCCGCATTCAATGCGGAGAAGATGGATATGCCGGGCCGTACGGTCCTCATTCCCGACGGGATGTTCGGGATCGACGGGGCTCAGGCCGTACTGACCACGAATGACTTCTTCGTGATCGCGGACCAGCGCTTGGAGAATACTTCGCAGTACAATCCTGTCAGTCTGGGCACGAATTACTTCCTGCACCACTGGGAGGTCATCTCGTGCTCCCGTTTCGCCCCGGCGGTTCTTTTCACGACGGGTGCGGGAACCCAGGTTTCGGCCTATGCGGTCCCGGCTCTGACCCTCAAGGCGGCCGTGGTGAAGAAGGGCGATAGTGCGTTCGATTATGCGACGGCGAAGGCTGTGCCGGGCGACGTTCTTGAGATCATCGTCGAGCCGACCGGCGCGGGCTACTCGGAGGACATGGAAGTTGGAATTGATTATTCCATCACCGGGAATGCCGATGCTCGCACGCGCATTGACAATGAGGGTGTTCTCATCATTGGACCCGGCGAGACGAACAATCTCAAGGTGAAGGCGGCCGTCATCCAAGTGAATGGTAATAAGAGGCCGGGCGACCCGAAGACGGAGTTCACCATTCAGGTGGACGCGTCGAAGGTTGCGAAGGAGTGGCCCGCCGCTTAATATAGCGGTATGAGTACTATTCATGATGCGCCCCCGGCGTCCAGTTTCGGCTATGAATTCAATTATGCCGTCTGGACGCCGGGGACGCACGTCATTCTGGCGTCCGTGCCCTGGGACGCCTCATACCGGGACGTCGTATGGTATGAGACGACTAATGATGCGATCAAGGATATTTCCGGCAGCGTCGGCAGTATTATCATCTCCCAGATGACTTTCGCCGCCATGGGGCGCCCCGTGAAACTTCCGATCCCCTTCTCCAAGGCACTCGGTTTCAATTATCTTATCGCCCGCAATCCCGCACAACCCATTAAGGGCGATACACCCACTAATTACTTCTACTTCATCACAGATATTCAATACGTGGCGCCCAGTACCACGATGCTGACCCTGCAACTCGACGTGTGGCAGACCTACTCCCGGGCCGTGCACTACGGCCGCTCCTACGTCGAGCGGGGGCACATCGGGATCGCCGCCGCGCAGACAGCGGGGCATACGTATGACCACCTGCGCGTGTATGACACTGTGCTGGAGGGGATCGATACGGGCACGGACATGGTGGTGCGGTCCTCCTACGAGCACGTGCTCGCAGATCCTCGCGGCGATAGGGCATGGGTTCTCATCGCCTCGACCATCTCGCTCACCGAGGATTACGGCGTGTCCACCGACCCGATCTTCACGACGTCGTGGGGCGCGACCGTCGAGGGCCTCCCGCACGGCTGTGAATTCTATTGCATGAAAATAGATGAGTATTACGCGCTTCGCAATTATTTGCGGGATTTCCCATGGGTGGCGCAGGGCATCGTCTCGGTGACCCTCATTCCGCCGTCGGCGCTCTCCAATCCGGAAGGGCAGACCGCTTATTCGGCGAATAAGGGTAAAGGGCCGACGGTCGGCAGAGCGATTTCAGTTCTTCCGAAGTCCGCACCCTTCACTCTTATCGAGAACATCATGGACGCCGTGCGCAGCCGGCTCCCGGACCGGTACAAGTATCTCACGAAGTTGTGCATGTCGCCGTATACGATGATCGAGGTGACCACGTACACGGGCACGCCGGTGCTGATAAAACCGGAGATGATGATGAAATCATCCCTCACGCTCAAGGGATTGAATCACATCACCCCGCCCAACCCTCGCTTCATGTTCACGATCGAGGGCTATCTCTCGGGCGCCGGGCTGGACAATGATAATGACTCGGAGTACATGGACATGATGCTGGGCATCACGGCGCCACCGTCCATGACCATCACCAACAATGCGGGCGCTCTGGCATTGGCCTCCCAGGCGCATTCGATTCAGTATAGTTTTCAGAGTGCGGACTGGTCGCAGCACAAGGCGATGATGGGCGCGGAGAATGCCCAGAGGAATGCTAACGCGGGCATTGCTCTGGCGAATGACACGACTCAGATGACCGCCGACTACAATACGCGCAAGGTGGATTACACGTCGCTCAACGCGACGGTGGGCGCGGGTTTTCAGACGGCGGCCTCCGTGGCGTCCATGAATCCGATTCAGGCCGTCGGCGCGGGCTATAATCTTTTTCAAACGTATGACCAGCCGAGAACCTTGAATCAAATGGCGAATGACCAGAGTTTCGCCATGAATGATCGAAACAGGCGCTACGCGACCGAGACGCGGGACAACAATTTCAACCTGGCCGCACAATCCGCGAAAGGGGACTATCAGAACGCGATCGCCGGTATTAACGCGAAGATGGCGGACACTCGGGTTATTCAGCCCACGACTATTGGGCAGTCCGGCGGCGAGGCCTTCAACTACGTCGTGGACAAGTGGTCCGTCGTCGCCAAGGTCAAGGGTCTGAGTGATGGTGCTATGCGGTTCCTGGGCGAGTTCTGGCTGCGCTACGGCTATGCCATGAACATTTTCACGAAACCGCCGCAGAACCTGAGCGTGATGACGCACTTCTCCTATTGGAAGCTGCAGGAATGTACTATTACGGGCGCTTCGTGCCCGGAGGCGTTCCGGCAGGCGCTTCGCGGAATCCTTGAGAAAGGGGTCACCGTGTGGCGCCGGAAGAATTATATTGGAAACACCGATTTCGGCGACAACAAGCCGCTGGGGAATGTGAGAATGTAATCATGGGAAAACGACCCGACGCCGTTGCCGAGACGGTTTACTCGCCCTTTCTGAGAGGCAAGGCGAATCCTGCCACCAATTCGCGAGCGCGATTGTCCAGAATGTATCGTCGTATTCTTATGGAACTCTGTCTGGCGCGGTTCAAGTGGACGGGACTGCCCGATACGATCGATATCCGTTTCATGGAAACAGTTCTCCTGCGCGATGCGCTGGCGGTGTTCTATTGGGATTCCGAGTACGATCGTTTCATGGTGCTGCGCGCCATGGGGCTCGGCAATCTCAATATGTACGATAATCCGACCGAGTTCACGGTCTACGGGAATGCGATGCTCAATAAGAAACTCGGCGGGCGCGAGTGCGTGCCGATCTGGGCCAACAGACTCAGGATCCCGGAGATGGACGTGATTCACCTCTACGCCCGTCGGCTCGCGGAACTCGATCGCACAATCGATATCAATCAACTGAACACTCGCCATCCCGTCGTCTTCGCCGTTGACGTGAATGAGCGCCTGTCCATGGTCAACGCATTCCGCAAGGTTCAGGAGGGCGAGCCCGTTATCTTCGGCACCGAGATGATGGGCCCCACGGCCCTGGGCGAGAAGGTTTCAGCCTTCAACACGGGACAGGATAAGGGTGTTCTCACCGAGATCCTTGACGTGAAAACGAGGACGTGGAATGAGGCCATGACGCTTCTCGGCATCATGAACGTGAATTCTCAGAAACGCGAAAGAATGGTAGTCGAAGAGGCGGCGGGCGCCAGTGGAATGGTGCTCGCATTCCGGGGCGCCGCCATGGGCGAGCGGCAGGCCGCCTGCGAGAGGATCAATAAGATGTACAACCTCGAATGCCGCGTCGAATGGGCGCTGGACGAGGATCTTGGAAGCACCGATTTGGAGGGGATGAATCCTGATGGCATCGTTCACGCGTGAGTTGCGCGACATTTATGAGGAGTACGGCGAGACCGGACTTGGCCTGCACGACTACCCGATCTTCGACGAAGACCACCGAGCAACCCTGAACAGAAGAATTGTCGAGCATTACTGGTACTCCGAGATCGGTTTGGAAACCGCAGATCAATTCATTTTCCAGTTGCGCGTGAAGATGAATGAGATCATGCCCTATTACAATAAGATGTACGAGGCCGAGTCCATTAAAATCGACCCGCTCTCGACGGTGGACACGCGCTCGACGTCGTCCGCCCGCGGGCGCACTTCCGATTCCGGTACAACCACTCAGACCGGTGACACGTCGTCGCACTCGTCCTCCGAGACGGAGCAGTCCCAGACGGGTACGACGCTCACGGATACGGTCTCGAAATCCCGGGCGGTCACCCAGGACCTGCCGCAGACCAGGCTGGCCGGGAATGCGGATTATGCCACGGCCGCGCAGGACAATATCGCCACGACGGGCGCCAAGAACAAGCAGGACGGCAGCGGGCGCACCTCGGTGCGCGGCGAGGACACGGGCTCGACGACGTCGTCCGGCACGTCCCGCTCGACGGGGGAGACGGAGCAGTCGTCCGATAATCGCACGACGGGGTACCAGGGTCATACGGCGGCGCTCATCGCCGCATGGCGCGAAACGTTTATCAATGTGGATATGATGATCATTAACGAACTCAATGAACTTTTCATGCAAATATGGTCCTCGGGTGACCCGTTCACAGATGACCATTTCGATTACATCTGGTAAGGTGTTCCCATGACTACGGTCCTCACCCCCGGCGTCGGGGATTACGGGCGCATCACGGACGTCACGCCGTTCACCTTCCGGGACGGGGCGACATATCTAGAGGTTCTTGAGACTATTAAGCGGTGGGTCAACGGCGGTCTTCTGGATGAGATCAATAAGGCGCTCTCAGAGGCGTCCAATCGTTATGCCAAGGAGATCGCAGACCTTTTCGCCGCCGCCGATGAGCGGATGAAATCCTATGACGGGCTCGCCGACTCACTCAATAAGCGACTCGAAGAGGCCGATCGTCTCGCACAGGAGCGCTTCGCCGCGTTCCAGTCCGAGGTCATGGCGATTGTCCGAGACAAGATTCTCGGGAATCATTTCGACATGTTCGACTGGACGATCGGAGATATCAATGATTTCCAGAACTGGGTGCGAAACATTCACGACGCATACCTCATCCGCGGCCTGCGCGCCGATGACTTCGGCGCCATGGGATGGACCGTCGCCGAGATCGAGGCGCTCCCCATGACCGTGCTCGAAATGGAAACCCGCGGGCGCGACCTCGTCCGCAGACTCTCCGGGCAGTACGCGTACTCGCCCGTCACCGGGGCGCTCACGCACGTGGACAGAATCCCGCTCCACGTGCTCGAGACGACGCTCAAGGGCACGACCGACATTTCCACCATGACGATCTCGGTTCTCGAATCCAAGGATATTTCCGAGATCAACACGTATCGGGTCAGTATTTAGGAGGATATTATGCCCGCCACCAATCACACGGCCAATTTCAATTTTCCGCTGTACCAGCCCAACGACCATTTCTCGGTCACCGGCGACTGGAATAACAGCATGAACACGCTGGACCTCGAACTCGGCCGCGCCAAGGACTCCGCAACGTCCGCAGCCCGCGACGCGGCCAGCGCGCTGGCCAGCGCCAAGACCGCGAATGAGGCCGCGCAGACGGCCAAGGATGCAACCGCGAATGCACTCTCGACCGCGGCCGCCGCCAAGGTGAATTCGGACAATCTGACCTCCGAATTCAAGCGCGTCGAGGAGAAGGCCAATAGGGCTGATAGTAATTCCACGAATGCCGTGGCGACCGCGAACACCGCGCGCGGCGAGGCCGAGCAGGCCCAGACCAAGGCCGAGCAGGCCCGCCAGAATGCCGACTCCGCAATGAGCCTGGCCTCCGGACTCGACTCGCAGATCGGCAACGCGAACGCACAGGCCGCCGCCGCCAAGGACGCCGTCAAGAAGGTCGACCGTCTCAATTCCGTGCGCCGGACCGTCACCAACTCCGCGGATCTCGGCACCACCTCGGGCACTACAGGATTCACCAAGGCGCTTTGCGAACTTCATAACAGTTTCATGAATGGCGATGTGGTCATGTGCAGTTTCATGGCGCGCGCCGGTGCCGTCAACGGAATCTACGGCGCCCGCGTGGAGGTGACTTCGCCGTCCGGCCAGGTGACCACACTGCCCGCCGCACTCGCCCAGGACTCCGCCGTCACCATTTCCGGGACCGTCGGATACACGGTCCGCGAGGACGGTGACCACTGGTTCCGCCTCAAGGGCGGACCGATCAATTCCGGGGCGTCCGTCACGTGGGCGACCGGACCTCAGACGCTCACCATTTTCTGAACCGTAATAATGAATGGCGCCCCGCTGTGCGGGGCGCTATTCTATTCCCATGGGATTCGATAGCACAGCCCGGGCGTGCCTCATCGCCACGATCGCCAGAGTCGAGGCCTCGGGCGATTACGGATGCATCACGGCACCGGACACTCTGAGCCTCGGAATCGGGCAGTGGACTCAAGGAAGGGCATACGATCTCCTCAAAAGATTCAGCGCGGGCACCGATTTCGGCGGCACCGTCAACGCCTGGCTCACCGAAGGGCGGGACTCATGGACGATCTCCGCCCGGAAATACCAGTATCTCGATTCCGATGACCGCGCGAAACTCTCCGGCGCGCTCGACTCCGCTGAGGGTCATCAGATTCAGGACTCGCAGATGAGTATGGACATCGACGACTCCTATATTCCCCGCGTGCGGGAGCTCGGCCTTGACCCGGAGTCGGAGACGGATGCTTTCATGCTCTTCGTCATCGTCATGCACCGCTGGGGGAATTACGGCAGCATCCTGCCCGATATCGTCGCCGACGCCGGCCATCCGGCGACCTTGGATTCCATGGCGCAGGCCATCAAGTGGAACGGCGAGTGGGACGCGGTCGGGCAGAGGTATGAGATCGCGTATCAGATGATTCGGGACAGGGTGACCGACGGCGTTCAGGTGCCGTCATCGCCCGGGAATACCGGAAATAAGGACAACGGCGGTGGTATTAAGGGGAATAAAACCCTGGCATCATTGGCGAAGCAGAGCCGCCTGATCAATTACGTGCGCGAGAACGGCGACGGCACATTGCATATACAGACCAGCCAGGGTCCCGTCACCGCGCATCCGACTTCCACGGGGTACTGGACGTGCTCCCCGTCCGGCCAGCGCGCCCAGGCCAACAAGAACATGGGCGGCCTCGGAAAGAAACCGGGCACGGAACCGCCGACCGGGGACACGGCCACGAAACTCGCGGCGATGACCAAGTGCGCGTGGGACTCGATCGGGAAATACGTGTACTACCAGCACTATCTTGAGCGGCTCGATCCTGAGAACAGCGGTGAAACCGATTGCAGTGGTTTTTGCTGGTATTTATACAACAAGTTCTTCGGGATCGATATCGACCGGAACGGGACGGCCGCCATTATCGAGTCGCCGACCGGCACCGTCGTCGCCGAAGGGGATGGTTCATTCGACCGTCCCGATCTCGTCCGCGAGGGAGATCTTCTAGTATGCCGATGGTGGAGTGGCGGCGGGCATATCGAGTACTGCACCGGAGGCGACGGCGGCTGGCAGAGCATCGGCCAGCGCGGCCCCGACGGCGTCCTCGGGCCCGACGTGGGCTCCCTGTCGATGTTCAAGAATTGCACGTGGAAGCTGAAAAGATATGTCTGATTTCTACGACTTCGGCAAAGTGCTCTCTTACAACGCGACTATGAACATGATCATGGGCGCGCGCGGCGTCGGTAAAACCTACGGCGCCAAGAGAATCGTCATGAAGAACTACGTCGAATGCGGCGAGGAATTCATATACCTGCGCCGCTACAAGAGCGAACTCAAGTCCGTCAATAATTTCTTCGCCGACATCGCCCATGAATTCCCCGGATACGAATGGCGCGTCGTCGGGCACAAGGCCCACTGCCGCCCGGCGGGCGCTGAGAAATGGAAGACGTGCGGCTACTTCATCCCGCTCAGCACGTCCCAGGCCAACAAGTCCACGGCGTACCCGAAGGTGACTAATATCATCTTCGACGAGTTCATCATCGAAAAGGGCAGCATCCACTACCTGCCCGATGAGGTGAAACGGCTCTACGATTTCTATTCCACCGTGGACCGCTGGCAGGACCGCACGAGAATCATCATGCTCTCCAACGCCATTTCCATCACCAATCCGTACTTCATCGAATACGATATCGAACCCACTACGGAGATCGTGCGCCGGGGGAATGGTTTCATCGTCGCCCACTTCGTGGACTCCGCGGCATTCGCCGAACGCATCCGTAAAACGAAATTCGGCTCATTCATCTCCAAGTACGCGAACGAGTACGCCGACTACAGCATCTCCAACGACTTCGCCGACGCGCACGATGAGTATCTGGCGAAGAAATGGCCCGAGGCCAAAATATACTGCACGCTCAGAACCCGAAAAGGGACTTTCTCCTTATGGAAGCACGGCTTCCAGTGGTACTGCCAGAGGAAACTGCCCGCCAAATCACCGCTGCGTCTCGCATATGACGTCCAGCACCGCGAGGGCGAGGCGCTCGCTTTGCGATCGGACCCTCTTATGAGTATGCTGAGGACGGCCTACAGGCAGGGCGTGATGTATTTCGACGCCGCGCCCACCAGAAATATCTTCAGGGAGATATTCAAATGATATACACGGTCGCGGAAATAGCCGCGGGACTCGGAGGCGCCGCCGCCGTCGTCGTCTACGCCAGACGACTCATCTCACTCCTCTCCGGCATCACGGATATCGCCCGCGACTGGGCCGGGGAGCCCTCCCGCCCGGGCGTCCCCGAAAAGCCGGGGGTTATGGTACGATTGGAGCGCATCGAGACCGATGTGACCGAGTTGAAATACCACTCGCAACCCGATCACGGCGGCTCATATTATGACCTGCAAATGCAGGCCATGGCAGAATTGAAAGGGGATATAAATAATGTGCGACGCATTCTCGAATCCCGCGACTAGGCGATACATCTACCGCGTGGCGATGGCCGTCATGGCCCTGCTCGCCGTCGTGCACGCGCTCGACGCATCGCTCCTGAGCGCGATCGAGGTCGTCATCGCAGCGGTCCTCGGACTCGCCGACGTGAACGTGCCCAAGAACGAGGAGTGAAATGGCACTGTACTCCGAGGCCGCCGCATGGGCGGCCGACGACAGCATCGGCTACGGGATGGCCGAGAGGAATCTGCCCGGATACACTGATTGCTCGGCAATGATCCGGGACATTCTCAACGCGCTTTACGGATACGATCTGCCGTCCTATTTCAGCACGCACACGATGCGCTCGCTCCTCATGGGCACCGGCGACTACACGACGATCCCATGGTCCCGCGACGCCGTCGCCGACGACGACATCCTCCTCTCCGAGGCCGAGAGCGGCGGCACCGGCCACACGGCCGCCTACGGCGAGGGCCGCATCGCCGAGGCGTGGATCGACGAGACCGGCGAGGGCAGCGGCGGCGCGCCCGGCGACCAGACCGGCAACGAGGTCCGGAATGTCGATTATTACAACCATCCGCTCACCGTGAGCGGACGATGGACGCATATTCTGCGTAGAAAGAGTAACGGAGGTAATAGGAAAATGACCCCACAGCAGGCAGCCACCCTCGACAAGGTAGGTTATGCCACGGATTACATCGTCCTGCCCGCACTCACCCGGATCGACCGGGAGCGCGCAGTGACCGAGGCCGCCCACAAGGAGCTCCTCGCCTCGCAGAAGGCTTTGGCGACCGCCATCGCCGCGCTCTCCGCCAAGGTTGACAAGATCGCCGCGGCGGCCTAGAATGATCACCGTGCGAGCGGGCGCGGCTTCACCATCCGGCCGTCCGAGCGATGTGCAGGCCACCATCGTGCCCGTGAGCGTGGCCCGCGGGGCCGACGGACTCATCGTCGGCCCCGCCATCATCCGGGGCAGTGGATCTGCGACGGGGCAGATCCACTCCTCGGATGATCTGATTCCGCCCACGCCTTATCACGTTACGATAAAAGCCGGTGAAACAACGCTCAGAAGTTTCACCGCGAAAATCACCGAGGACTGCGACCTCACAGAACTAGTACCACTCCCCGCCACGCCAGCCGTCGCCCAGCAATACCTGCGCGGGCCCCAGGGACCCGCAGGACCGCCAGGACCACTCGGCCCCGCAGGACCGCCGTGA